TTTGCTCCTACCGCATGTGCACCTACTGTATTCTCTGGACGTCCTCTATATATAGAACCGTCTTTTCTAACATAAAAATGATACCCAATTCCTGCCCAACCTTTTGTATTTTTATGATAATTATGTATTACTTCTACACTTTGTAAAACAGTTACTCCACTGTGATGACACACGATTTGCTCTGTTGTATTTCTTATATCCATTGTACCAAACTTAAAATTATTTTCTATTATTTTCATTATTTTCCCTCCTTGTATATTAAATTTTTAAACATTTCGTATAGACCTGTAGAAGCTAGTCCGCTAAACATTCCCGTTAGTATTACTTCTGCATTTATCCCATTTAGGTTCATTAATACATTAATTGCTAAACCTAATATTAGCATGATTAATGGTATGTACTTGTTTGGTATAAAATCAAGACTATTTTTTATAACAAAACCCACACAAAGGCATATTCCAACAACTACTATACTTAGATATTGTGTTAATACCGATAAATCCATTTATCTTTCCCTCCTTTCATTTTCCAAAATTGATATTCTTGTTTCGTGGTTATTAAGCTGATTATGTATCTTGGTTCTATCTTCTTGACCTTTTTGCATCTGATCCGAAAGAACTTGAATTGTTACATTCAATTTTGTTATTGTATTATTGAGCTTTACAATTACAGTAAATATCGGAATCATCGTTGTAATAAAACCTAGAAATAACATTATTATATTATCTTGCATCTTCTCACCTCCTACTCTATTACTTCAACTTGTAGGAAAGTGCTTTGCGAGTATTTTCTTAGCTTTACACTTGTTCCTGATGGTTCAATATATACGTGAACTGATACTGTGTCTCCTGCTTTAACAGGGAATATCATTCCTGGTGCATTATATGTTAGAAAATCCGATGAAGTTCTGATTCCATAATTTGTATAAACTTGACTATTCGTTATATAAACTGCTAATCCCATTAGCCTTAAAGAACTTGGAATATATGACATCATAACTTGAGCAGATATTCTAATATAATTTACACCCGAACCAATAACGATTTTCCCATTGCTAAGACTTAACTTATTTCCAAACTTAAGGTATTGTTCTCCTAGAGGTACTAATACAGCGTCGTAGTCTTTAGAAGATGTTATTGTCGTATTATCAGTAGCAAGAATAGCTTTTAGAATATGTTTTTGTTTATCCTGCTTACTATTTATCCACTTTATAACGTCCTTGTTGTCTAGTTGTAATGGTCCTCCTAATTTTTCATTATAAATTCCCCCAACGCTAATTCCTTTATTCTTTAGTGCTGAAAGTAGCACTTTTCCACTATTAAGAGATACTGGTTCTGTGTTTGAACTCAATTCATCTTTAACTTGAACCTCTATGTCATACTCTGTACCTAGAGTGAAGGTTTGTCCTGTAATTTCTTTTGAGTCACAGCTAAATGTGCCGTTTTCGGTGTTTATTGTAACCAATTGCTTTATTTCAACCCAACTTCCAAATTCGGTCTCTGTCTTGCTCTTTTTTCGCATTTGAATACTTTTGACTGTGTTGGCTTTTGCTCCAAAATTAATATTTGCATATTTGCCAGATAAACTTATTAAGACTGTTTCCCCTACACCTTCTTTTCTTTCAATTTTAACACTTTGTAAAACGGTTTCGGAATATTCAACAATATCTAGTGCTTTTGTTTTGTCTTTTTGATTTCCTCTACTATCAACGGCAAAAACTGTTACTGTATTGTCGTCCATATTATTTATAGTTTTTGAAATTTCTGATGTTGAATAATCTGATTTTTCGATTTTGTTACCAACCACAATATTGTAATATTTAGGTGTAGCACTGTTCTTGGTAGTCATCTTATTTGCACTTGTTATTGTTACTTTTAGATTACTATACTTTCGTATGTACTTTTGATTATTTCCAGTTAAAGTTTTAGTCACTGTGTTTGTATCTTCACAATCAAAATTATTAAATATTGGGTCGCTATTTACTACATAGCCTGTAAAATTAACTGTACTTGTTCCTATTCTAGTACCACCACTATAAGTTATAAGTTCCACTGTACCATTAGCCTGATTTTGATTTGGAATTTTAGCAAATAATTCATTCGTATTCCAACTATATGAGGCATCTATCCCTGTTTGGGTTCTAACTGTCTGCCCATTGAATTTGATAACTGCTGTATGCGTGAAACTGGCACTTTTCCTGTTAGTATATATTGTTATAGTTTCGCCAATATTGAAATTCTTTTTACTCAAACTTACTTCGGAAGTTCTAGGAATTGTCGTTAATTTCTTAGATGTTGACCCAGTTATTGTTCCTGCTGATATACCTGTCTGAAACGAGAAACTAGCATAAACGGTTTTCTCTCCTTGATTATTGTGTGTTACATCTAATGTTTTCTCAAAAATTGTTGTAGTTGAATTTTGAGGTATATTATGACTAAAATCGTATGTTGTTCCGTCTACTGTGCAAGTACCTGGTTTAGAATATCCATTATACGAGCCTCCTGTCGTTGTTACTTGTACTCTAACAGTTATATTACTTTTATTGTTTGCTATATTCTGTGAGTTTTGTGTTATTGATATATTACTTGATACTGCCATATGCTCTCCTTTCTAATAAAGTAACAGCATATTCTTTGAATTAATTTGTTGAGTTTTCAAGAAATAGTTTCCTACTTCTATACTCTCCGTTGCTTGTATTTTGTAAAAATATGCTAAGTCTTTATTAATTTGAAAAATATTTATTCCTTTATACGTCGCCAGGATTTCGTCCTCATCTATAAACATAGTATTTTGATTTGCTTGGATCCAAAATCCTTTTTCGTCCATTTTATAATTCTTGCCATAAACTTCCCCAGGAAATTGAGTCCATTGAGTACACATAGTGTTATACTCAAGCTTTAAATCAGCAATTTCAACGAATCCTTTAATTGGTACTATGTAATCAAATAGCTCAACACCTAAACTCGCGCCAGTCGGCAATAAACTACTTGGAATATCGAGTGTTTCCCACTCTGCAAAGGTGGTATCATTGTATTTTGCTCTCTTAACTAGATTTGTTGTTTTATTATTCCAATATAAGCCCTTGTAAGGTGTAGGCTCTACATTTCCTGTATAGACTGCAAATGCAGGATAAAATGTTAATGCCACATAACAACTCTTGATTTCTGCTGTATCGTATATTATTGGTGTTTGGTAATAGAATCCGTAGAAATATCTATAAGTCCAAACTTCTCTTGAACTCTCATTATACAATGACATTTTTGTATCTAATATTTCCCACGCTGATGTTTGCGAGTTATATTTTTTAACTAAGTATATCGTTGTATCTAACCAATTCTTAGTTGTATCTGTAGGTGCTGTGTTACTTACAACTACAGGAATAAAATCTGATTTCTTAGGTATTTCGATTATTTGCTCTATTTTAGTTAAATCTTTTAAATCATCTGGTGTCAGTATAATACCAGGCTCATACAACGAATACGGTTTTTCTACCTCTGTAAAATCTGCCTCATTAAGGAACATTAATCCTACGCAGACATTTCCTTGTACTATACTGTTTTTGATAAAGTATGATATTGCCATTTTGTTTTCATTTTGATTCAATGTAATAGGTTCTGTGATATTGAATATATGTGATACTGTATAGTCTTGTCTTCCATCAAGCTTAATAACTCGTCCACTCAGTGTATTTTCATTAGCATTTCTGCCATTTGCCCAATATTCGTTAGAAGTTGTATAAGCGAAGTAGTTTTGAGCACTTAACAATGATTTTCTTGAGAGTTCTGATACTTGCCAACCACTACTGTTGTACACATACATTTGATTTTCTATGTAACTTCCACTATTGGCAGTACAATACCAGTATGCTCCTTCAGTAGGATTGTCAGGTGGTGTATCTGACTCTTGATATGGATATTTAGCGTGTGCTAACCAAAAATTATTATCATTAATCATTGCACTATTTCTGATTAGATTGTTTCCGCCTACTCTTTTAGTCGCAAATTTTAAACTTTGATTGGCTAGCTCCAATGTTGCAAGCTTTTCTTGTGTTTGTTCGTTTATTGCTTTGACTGACTCTTTGATTGAGTCTGCTGTTTGACTTATTTGTGAGTCTGTTTCAATTTTTGTGTAGTGATTTTCTTTAACGTTTCGTTTGGTTTCGTAGGTGTCACTTAATCCATTATCTCTAACATATGTGATTTTAGCATTTGCTGTACTTGTTATATTATTAATACCTTTAAATAATGTAAAATGCCTTAATTTCTCCCACGCTTCTTGCTGTGTTTCTGTGTAAGGTACTATTTCTTCTTCAGCTGGCTCGTATTCTACAATTACTGGTGTGCCATTTGCGTATTGAGTTGCTAACCAAGTTTTAAACTTAGTTATTCTCTGAGCTTTAGTATCACTCGAAATAATTCCTGTTACAGTCTTATTCATCGTTATACAAAAAACTGTTGTTGCCCAGAACCCTTGTCTACTTCGTGAACCTTTTTTTAAGTGACTACAAATTACACTGTTTATATTTTCTGTTGTTATACCTACTGTTCTCGTATAAAAATAATCTGTGCTAGTCTCTGATTGCGTGTCCATGTACCAAGCCCTATTATCACTTCCATCCAGCACAATTTGTTTTCTCTTATGATGTGTTCCGTCATCAGCTAGATAACTACCTTTATATAGCTTTTGCCCTTCTGATAGTGGGAAGTACTCTGCTTGTTCTTGATATGGAATGTATGGAGCTTGTGAACCTTTATTTAGCATTACATTAAATTCAAAATTATTAAAAGTACAACCAACATTATACTCAACAGATATTCTGCAAATGCTTTCTTCTTCTAATGTAAATGTTTTACTTGTTTCATTTTTCAATTGTATCTTCGCTTTAGTCTTTTTAGGATTTGTATTTCCTGCAACCAATGCTAGCGAACCTTCCGTACAACTTCCTTTTACGTTATGGATACTTAAAGTGTATGTTCCTGCTTTTAATTTTATATATTCGATACTAGTGTCATATGCTGAATAATTTGCCGTCCAATTACCTATTATAGAAAACGCATTAGAACCTGCAGCCGCTTCCCCCATTGTTCCATTAAGTTTTACTAATCCATTTGTTATTGAACGTTCTACATTGTTAACTGTTGCCGAATATTCTCTGGCTTTAATTAAATTTTCTCCTATGTCTAAGAAACCTAAAGAATTATATGGCACATACGGTTTATATTCTTCACCTTTTGTAATTTGTGGATATATTGTTACATTGTCTAATACCGCATCTTTATATACTCTAATATACATACCAACTTTTGTTTCTTCTACTGTTTCTATCAAAGAAGAGGAATATGTCATAACATTATTTTTTAAATAGAATACCTGTGTTGTATATTTTCCGCTCTCATAACTTGATAACATTTTGTATTTTGAATTTGCTTTCAACAATACTGTCCTTGTATTCGTAGTAGTATTTACGTTAATTGGGTACGTTGTTTCTGCTGTTGCAGTTCCATTCATTGTTATTGAACCGTCTTTGTTTTTTGTAAACGTTACTCCATTTATTGTTCTTGTTGTATTCAAAGAAGGACAAATATTTTCTCCCTCCAAATTCTCTATTTTGCTTCGATAATCTGGGCTAGGGCTTGCTCCATATTGTTCATATGTGTCATCAGCTATTGTTGCTTCTCGTAACATTGGTTTAAATAATAAATTATTTATCGTTAAGCCTTTCTGAATAAATATAGCTATTTGAACGCTTGTTGTAGTATCTATTGTAAATTCTCTACTGCCATTGCCAATATCTATAGAACCTAAAATACTATAACTACCTGTCTCTTGGATAGCTAACCTATAAGTATTAATAGCACCACCACTAGGACAGCCGTTCAGAATATATGTTCCTGGGCTTAAATCATATCTATTGATAATCAAACTGCTGTTAGCAGAGGTATCATTTGTACCATTAACATTTACTGTTTTATCGCTATTCACAGTAAATGTTATTCCGTTTGATATTTTTGTCGTCGCAGTATTATCAAGTAAGTTCTTCCCACTCCTCGTTGCCTGTTGGCTCTCGCCCTCTAGCATTATATCTATTAATGGTTCCGCAGATGCATCATCTATATATATGTTCTTTCCTTCTGCTGTACCTTCTATTTTTGTTATGTTCTCTACTGATTGCTCTACTGATGATACTTTACTGGTTATTCCATTTACGTCTTGCTCTACTTTGGTTAGCTTCTCACTTTGTTCTGACTGCTCTTCAATTACAGCTGTCATCTTTCCGTTTATTTTATCAACTGCTAATTCTGTGTTTCTTCTCCAATCTTTTAAAGACAAAACTTCTTTATATGCTTGTTGTGTTTTAGTTAATGCAATTGCCTTAATTATTCCAGAATATGATCCGTTATATTTTAAAGTGTGTTCCATAACATAAGTTATATATTCTTTATCATTCTTGTCTTTTACTTTTATCTTATCCCCTAGTTTGAGCCAAGGGTAGCCATAGTAGCTTAATTCTATCGGAAGATATGTAAGGCCATTCAATGCGTTGAAAATGCCGTTTATAACCGCTTCTCGTTCTTCTGCTGATGTTAAATAATAATTATCTGCTATTGTTATCTGACATCTATTCTCGTCTGTCACTCCTTCTGCTTCTTTTATTGTTTCTTCTCCATCTACACCACTATTCATTTGTATTCTTACAGAGTTTACTGGTCCAAATACATTGTTGGGTTTAAATTCGTCATAATTATTTCCGTCAATAGTTTCTACTGCTTCTCCACTTACATCAAGATTTCTTACATAAAGTTTACCATCCTCTACATCTATTTCTGCAAATCCTCCTGCTAATTGAACTAGGTTACTTAATACTGTTTTTCTAGTTTCTTTATTAGTAAAAGGATTTCCTTTTAACATATAACTATTATTAGGAAAATTTTTATTCCCTAGTGTTAAACCAACTTGACTGCATAAATTTTCTAAACAAGTGTCTAGTCTTATAGGGTATGTATTACTATCTACATATTGAGTGTCAAATTTTTTCATGTAGTCATACCCTGTGAAACTTGTATTTCCTGATACTTCTTCTGTGTCTGGTTTTGGAATAGTATATGTTCCTAATTTTTGATATTCTTTTGCATTGTTTATTTCTATTCCTGTTTTTATATTTATATCTTTATTTTCTAGTGAATAGTTACCATCATCTAATAGCTTAACTGTTGCCTTTTTAGCGACAGCAGTTCCAATAAATCTGTCGTTTACATAACAGTTGGAGTTAATTTCAAATTCTTGTAAGTCATTATTTTCTGTTATATTAGTTGCAGTTCCTTTTATATTTATTGTTGCATATTTTAAATTTTGAACGTCTGCTTTGCATTCCTGTTTAAATTCATTACTTGCCCTTTTTCACACCTACAATTCTATTAATGATTGACTTACTGCGTCATATAGTTTTCCTACACAATCTATGTCAAATAACATTGATACTTTTCTATCTCCTCTATATGCACTTATTGTTTTGCTCTCTCCCGTATAAGGATTGAAAAATGTAACGCTTATTGCTCTTCTTGGTATGTGGGAATAAAATTCTGTTAATTGTGCTTGGAATAAAGGAGTGGTTTTTAATATAACTTTATATTTTGTTCCAATGTAATTTAATCTCATTGTACCTTTTGCATTTCTTCCCGCTTCTAAACTTAAGTCATATTCTTCTATCTCATAACCTGCTATAAAGTCTGGTTTATAGCCTTCTATTGAAATCAAGTCTCCTGATACATAAGTTTTGCTTACAAAGTCTGATACATATCGTTTACTCCTTTATTTCACTCCTTTATACTGGCACAGGGAAAGGTAGCTCCCCTGTTTGCTCTACATATTCTGTAAATCCTTTTGAAGCTTTTTTTACTATTATTCCTTCATCTGCCCTGACATCTAAATTTACTCTTGTGCTACCGTTTTGTGCATTTGCAGTCATTACAGCTTCATATACACCTGCTTTTATTCCCTCAATAATTTGTCCGTTGTTGGCAACAGATGTTTTATTTCCTATCTTTCCTACCATTTCTGGTAATCCATTTTCTCTTGCTAAGAACATCTCTCCACTTACTGGAAATCCTCCACTTTCGTATCCGTTCACTGTTAATTGATTAATTAAGCTATCTATATTTCCTGAAATTCCTTTAAAGGCACTACCAAGTATTGGAACTCTACTCATCTTTTCTACTGACAGTTTAATTAATTTTAATTTACTTTTTAATTCCTTAAAATCAACATTTACCCCAAAATCAATTTTAAAATTTCCTTTTAAATCTTTAGTAATTGCTTCATATATGCTATTTGAAGCTTTTTCAACCTTCGGTACTGCATTGTTTGTCTCTTGAACAATTACACCAGTCATCTTTTGGACCTCTTTTTGTACCTCTGGTGATAACTGACTAACCTTTTTTCTATATATTTCATAGTTATTTTCGCCTAATGCTCTCCAAGCTTCTACAACTTCTGGTGTTAAGTTTTCAATTTTTTGTGTCTGGTTCTTTAATGAATTTGCAACTATTTCAACTTGAGAATTTAATAACTTTTCAGTTTCCTCATTAATTTCCCCTTGAGTTTCTATCAATTGTTCTTTCTTATATTTTGCAATTTCTATTTCTTTTTTCATTTGCTGATTTATTGTTTGAGTCTGTGTTCCTGACTCCGTTTCATAGCTTTTAGTCATTTGTTGTAAAATTCTATCAACTTCTTCCTGATTAGCTGATATAGTTGCAGTTTTTAAGTTTTCAAAATCCATTATAGTCTTACAACAATTAGTCCAGTTCTTTGTACTTTCATCTACTTCTCGTGTAGCTTTTTCGTAAGTATTTTTTGCATTTGCCAAACTTTGAGTCCAAATATTCTTATAACTTACTAATGCTTTTTGATACTTATATGTGTTATTGGTATAATCAGCCATTGTAAGTCCATAATCTTCCAATATTTTTGAAAAGTTTGATTGCGCATCTGAACAATCTTTTATTGCTGTTTCTTTTGCCTGGTATAGTTTTGTGCTTTCCTGGATAGCTTTTGCATAGTTTCCTTCATTTGCATTTAAGATTATTTCTGCTTTTTTGGCATTTATTGTTTTATATATACTGCTTGTGATTCCATCTATACTTTCTATAAGTTTCCCATTTTGATATATCCTATTACCAGTTAATTTATACTCTGTTCCAAAGGCTTTATTTAATTGATTTAATATAAAATTTGCTCTTTCCTCATAACCGGTTTTAACTTTACCATTTGAATCTGTTAAATTTTCTAGTTCCTTTGTTAACTTTTCAGTATATTCTAGTTCTGCCATCTGATTATTAATTGTATCTTGTGTTGCTTTTGTTCTCTCCTCTATTGTTTTTGTACTTTCCTCTATGGCTTTCCCATTTTCTTCTATTCTTTCTCTCAAGTCTTTCGAAACATTGTTATAGCTCTGTAAAGCTGTGGTTCCTGATGCTACTAAGCCTGTAAGGGCTCCAATTACTGTTCCTGCTGGACCAAAGACTGAACCAATTAATGCTCCACTTGCTGTTGCTCCAGCTATTCCCCCTGCTAATTTTAACAATCCTTCTGTAGTACCTATACTTCCACTTTTCAAATCTTCCATTGATTTATACGCTAATACACATGAGCCACCCAATCCAGCTATGCCCCCTGCTACTTTCACAGTGTTAGGTATTAGAGATAACATTGCACCAGTTGTTTTACCAAGAGACTTTGTTACACTATCACCAGCTTGTCTGTACAGTTTAAACTGTTCCACTCCTAATTTTAATGCAGACCAGGTTGTTCTAGTTTCTTTGCCTAATAATGCCAATCCTGATTGAAAACTTGTAGTTGCCGTTTTGGTTCCTAACAAAACTTTTCTTAAGGTATTTAACCAGCCTATTAATTTCAATGTTTTTGTTCCAATATATAATGCACATATTGTTTTTAAAATACCTAGCATAGTTTTTGCTTGTTTACTCATTCCAGCATATTCCCAGTTAATTTCTCCAGTTAATGGGTTTATTTTCTTAGTAAATCCTAACCACTCCATTATTTTATCTCTAATATCTGTAGCTTTGCCTTTTACTTTATCCATTAAGTTGTCATATTCTTGCATTGCATCTAATAGTCTTTGGTCTATACCACCACTTACACCACCTGAGCTACTACCGGAGTTACTTGGCAATGTTATGTTATTTATTTCGTCGAATCCCATCAACTGATTTTTTAATTCTTTTGCTTTTCCGCTAGCTGTTCCAAGGTCATCAGCCAAATCATCTGCTCCTATATTTGCACTTAAATTTACTTTTTGGTCCGAAACTTTGAAACCAAATAGTTTAGCAACCATTTTTAGGAGTTCGTTTATTACCATCATAACACCATTAATATAGGGTAATATTCCACCTAAAAATCCCTGCCATAAATTACCCATATTTCTTTTAAAAGCTGTTACTTGTGCATTAAATATTCTTAATTGGTTTGCAGGGCTTTCCATGGTATTTGCAAAATCGCCTTGTGCTATTTGTGCTTGTTTTAATACAGCAATATAACGTAATACCATCTTTTCTGCTTGTGACATATTTTTTACACTACGTTCTATTCCTAAACTATCTGCAATAGGTTGTAATGATTGTTGCGTTATGTCAAGCCCCAAATCTCTTAATGGTTTAGTTTGTCCAGCTAAGCCCGCTCTTAATTTTTGCATTGCATTTTCTGGATCTATATTATATAAGGATGATAAATCATAACCTAGCTTAGTAAAATTTTCTGATAGAATATATGCATATTTTGCACTTATTCCCATAGATTTTGACATAGAATTAAATAATGCTTGATAGTTCATACTCTCTTCTATGTTTACACCTAGTTTTTCTTTTAACTCATTTTGAAATTTTACTGCTCTTTCATAATACTGGTTTAATCCTTTTAAACCTTTTCCCATAGATACACTAAAAAGGTTTGCAGTTTCTACAAAACTTACACTCTCATCTGTCATTCCTTGTAAAGTTTTAATCATCTTTCTACCAGTTACAACTGCCGTGCCCAATCCTGCAATACCTTTGACTGTGTTACCAAAAGAAGATTTTTTTATTTGGCTGTTTAATTTTGGAATACCTGTGTTCTTACCAATTTTGTCTAATTGTGATTTAAGTCCCTTGACAGAATTTTTTATTTGGTCAATCCCTGTTATTACACTTTGGTAATCCAAAGTTACTCTGTCTTCTAATGTATCTACATTATAATCAGCCCTTTTTAGCACTCCTTTGCTCTAGCATTATTTTTGCATTTAAAAGTTGTTGTTTTATTTTGTTTTCAACTTCTTTGCTCTTTTCTAATTTATTTAATGGCTTGTCTTCAAGTTCAATCGGTTTATTCGGGTAATTTTCGCTTTTACTAAAAGCTGATGTTACCGCTATATAGGTGTAATAGCCTTGTAGCCAAGCACTTGTATTCATCATTTCTTTTTGTAATTTTGCTTCTTCTTCTGTTTTTCTTATATATAAATTTCGGTATGTCCAAAGCAAGTCTGGTTCATCGTTCCAAAATTCTTGCAAGGGCATACCGAACTTGTATTGCTAATGGTATTAAATATTTATAAAACAGTTCTTGAAGCGTTTTTACTTTCTCCCCATCTGTTTCTAAATTTCTACTATTTCTATTTCCTTGATTTTCTTCTTTCCAGCTGGGGCTCCTGAAAAAGTCGAATATTGTTCCATAATGAAACTTGATATTTGTCCAATATCTACGCCTTCTTCTTCACTCATGTTTTCTTCTATATAATCATTTAATATTTGATTACATTCTGCTACTGTATTTTTAGGTTGTTTTTCCAACATACCAAAATGTAATAATTTTGCTGTTCCTTCTACTGGTGCCTCATCCATTGAATTTAATGCTTTGATAAAGCCTTCCTTTTCTGCTTTTAAAACAGAAGCTCTGCTAGAAAAACCTATTAAATATTCTTTTTCTTTAACTACTAATTTCATAAATTTACTCATACTAATTTACCTCCATTTAAATCTTTTAGTTATGCACTTACTGTTGGTAACAATGCTGTAACTTGTTCTGATGTTTTATAATCTATTGCTTCTGGTGTTATTGTTAATGTTGCTTCTATTGGTACATTTTGTGATACTGCATTTATTCTTGTTCTTGCATTACCTTTTATTGTATAACCTGTTCCATCTGGGAATCTTACTAAGAAATCATGTGTTTCTCCGTTACAATAAGGCATTACTTTATTATGGAAATTTTCTTCTGTATAGTTATATAAGAAGCTTTGTGCTGGATTGTCTCCTCTACCACCTATATAACTTTTATTTTTGTCTTTTAATGTTGTTACTTCAATTTGTTCTGGATCTGAACCAGTATCTGGTACATCTTTAATTTCTACTAACTCTGTAAATGAGTTTGCACCTTTCTTTTTTCCATATAACATTGTTCCAATGTCTGCTATTGCTTTTACATTTTCATCTGCCCTTTAAATTACCTCCTAAAAATAATTTTCTTTTCATTAATTGTTGCCTCTGCTCTCATATATAGCCTGTCTACGTTTCTGTCAATATTTGGTGTTGGTTTAGGTTCTGCCACCTTCATTAGATAGTGCCCCTCGAAAACATCATATATTAATTTTTCTAGCTCAGCTATAATGCTTTGCCTTGCAACCTTTTTATTTCCAACAGTTTTATCTGTCGAATAAACTTCTATATCGAATATCAAGCGATATTCTTTTTCTTTATGTGCTAATGTTTCGTCTTTAATTATTAATTTACATTCTGGTATTACTACTAACGGAAATTTGTTTATTTCTTGAGGTGCTGATTTTAATACTACTGGACTAAACTTAGACTTGCTTTGTATATATTCTTTTGAATACTGATACATTTCATCATATACATCTGGTCTTGCCCTTTAAATCAACTCCTTGTTTCTCTTAGTAGTTCTTCCTCTGCTATTTGTGGGAACATTTCTCTTGCTCTTTCTAATGCTTCATAGAAAGATCTTTCTGCTGGCAATCCTTTTGTCCAAGCCCTTAATGTTCCACTCTCATCTGTCCATTTATATGGATTAGGGTCATTTTCAGTAGTTGGGTACCACCAACCTTTTTCTCCATGTCCATTCACGTCATATTTCCACCCTGCTTTTGCTAAAGCTTCTGCTGTGTGTGGTATTTGAGAACCTATTATACCCGTCCCATATTCATGATATGTCCATTTCTCTTCAGTATTTCTAATTCCTGCTACCGCTGTTTTACCTTTTGTTATTGCTGGTATTTTTTCTGTATCTGGGTAAACGTCTTCCATCATTATATCTGCTAGTCTATCTACAATTCTTAAAGCCACTTTTGGCATATTCTTCTTTTTAGTTTCATATCTTTGTATCATTTTATCTAAATCCGATAAAGATAATTTTACTTCATTAACTTGTTTGCCCCTTTATATCACTCTATTTTTTCAAAATATATTGCTATTTTTTTATTTTGCTCTCTTACGGAGCTTATTCTATAATTAGCCTTGTCACCATAAACGCGCTCATTAGTAGGTGTTGTTCTGTCTAAATATGCAACATCACCTTCTTTAAATTCCCCTAAATATTTGTCATAATCAACAAATACTCTTTGCATTTTAGAAGTTTTACTCCCATATTCTGCAACATCACTTTCTCCACTTAATGGCTGTATATTAAATTTTCCATAATATTTAGGTTCATCATATTCATTAATATTGTTTCCATAATCATCAAATGTCTCTTTTAATAGTTTTGCAATATATAAATCTTTTTTTTGACAATCTTTTCTACTCAACTAGGAACACCTGCCTTTGCTGGAGGTAATTCATTTAATAAGTCTTGTGAAAGTCCGGCTCTTGCATAACTTTCAGAAACTCCATTTTCCGACCAGCTAGTTAGATTTTCATCTCCTGCTAATTTATATAGCTCTATGGCACATTTTGTTTGCCATTCTCTGGCTCTATCATTTGGTAAGTCTGTTATTTTTTTATCAAAAGGGTAAACTAAATTCAAATATCTTTGTTTCGCTCTTTTTAATTTTAGTTTAAATATTTCATCTTTTTCGTCATTGTCTGCGTTTTCAAGTATCTCTAAACGCATTTCTTTTATTTGTTCTTTTTCTGAAATCCTAATTTAGTCCTCCTTTTTTACTATTTTTACAACCTTTACCAACTGAATTTTATTTTTCTTTCCCGCTTCTTCCAATTCTCTTAACCTGTCAGCAGATACTTTTATCCTATCTCCTACGCTCATATCTTTATTAAGTTTCATATCAGAATATGGATTTATAACCTCTATTTCAATAACTCTTGCCATTTTTCTTTTACACCTTCTTGTTTATATTTAACGTTTTGGGGTATATTTTTATAAATTTGCTTTATTTTATCTTTACTAATATTCATATCAAATGGAAGTATATAACCATTTTCTCCATCTTTTATTTCTTGCTTTGCATTAGGAAAAGGTGTTACTAATACTGGAACTCCTAACAATAAACTTTCATACATTGTGTAACAAAAGCTTTCTGTATCGCTTAATTGAACAACATAGTCATGATTTTTAATGACTTCTCCAATATTTTTTGTTATTGATTTTTGAATAATCATATTCTTGTATGATTGTTCATTATAAACGTTTGTGCCATATACATTCCATATATATGGAATATGCAATTCTTCTAATAAATCACATAGTATTTTCATTCTTTCAAAACCTTTTTCTTTTGTTAGTCTACATAAGCTTAATAATTTCAAAGTTTTTTGAGAATTTACATAAGGTTTTATAAGAATATTAGGAATTATTATACTGTCATAACCATATTCTTTTTTTAGTGAATCTCTTGCACTTTCACTTACAGCTATAAATTGTGTATCTGGAGAATATTTTTTTATTTCCCAGTCCCAAAATCTTTTCATTTGAGACCAGTCTGAATGAACCATTTGATATATTTTTTTATATTTTACTTTTTCTATCATTTGATTATCTATTAAAACACTTGTAATTATTAATGTATCACATTCTATATCTGTAGGTTCGCATACAACATCTGCATACTGACTTAATTTTAAAGCATTATCAATATCTATATTTCGGCAAAGTAGCGTTATATCATATTCTTTATAAAATGTTTTACAAAAGTTTATAATAAACGTTTCAATTCCACCTATTTTATTAAAAAAATGTTGACACAACACTACTTTTTTCATATTTTACCTCTTACGCACTTATACTTCCATCATTAACTAAAACAACTTTTCTGCCTTGTGGTTTTGTGAATTTTGTTGCTAATCCAGTAATTTTTCCATGATATAATTCGTTAGCATAATCTAAACCGAATTGTCCAAAGATTTGATATTTCTCTCCTGCACCTGTTTTAGCAAGTAATTCTCTAAAGAAGTTACCTTTGCCTGGTACTGGTTGTTCAATAGATCTTATTACCTCAAAGTTTACAAGTAATGCTGTTCCTGCTGGTAAGAATTGACCTAACATTAAGTCTACTTCTCCTAGAGGCATAATTAATTTTGTAATTTGGATTCCGTTTTCATTCCTTGTAGCTGGTGCTACTGTTAATCCATTTTCTACAGCACTTGCATTTAATTGATTTAGAGATACTCCATCAACCATTAAAGTTAATCTTGTTATATCTCCGTTACTATCGTAAATTTTTTGCATTAAATCATTTACTAGCCAAATGTCTAGTGGTTTTCCTGCAGCAGCTACTACGTTTGTTGTAATGGCTGCAACCATACCTCTTGTTTTGTTTACTTTATCATCTGCATTAGCTTTATTATATGTTCCTTGAATACAAGTTTTTTCAAGACTTCTTGCGATTTTCTTTAATTTATTTGCTGTTTGGAAGTCTAATTCAGTTTTTGGATTCGCTTGTTGTCCTGCTATGTTTGCTCCTGATAAAGTACCCATATTAGACATTTTTGCATAAGATATTCCTATTGATTCTTGGAATATTTGTGTTACGTTTGTATTTTGACTTCTCGTAATTGATGTAGCATCTGGTGCTGTTAAAGAACCTTTTTCACTTATATTTGGTATATTTCCCTCTTCTGATGTGTAGTCTTGTCCTAATACGAACTCAACTGAATTTGTGTAAGCTGTTTTTCCAGCTATCATTGATAAGAATGGTGTTCTCTCATTTCCTTTGTTAAATAGTGCACCTGAATAGTTAGGTGTCGAAAAACTCATTGCGTAATTATCTGCCCTTTAAATCTCTCCTTTTTAATTTTCTTTTTTTATTTCTTCTTCTACAAGTCTTTGATAATAAACCATATTGTTTATATCATTTTTCTTTGTAGCTTCTTCCAATAATTGCATATATTGGTCTTTTTTGCTTGTTGTACTAAAATCAGCATTTCCTGCTGGTGGTGGTGTAGTTCCGTTTATAATACTATCTTTCATTTTTGTTGCTACATCACTTTTTTGTTTTGTTATTGTTTGACATATTTTTTCAGCTAGTGTTCTTGTTTTTTCTTCATCTGTTCCAACTATGTCCTCAATAAAGTCTGAATAATCTTCTTCTTTTAATCCAGCACTAGCAAATACTGTTTTTGCTGTTGCTGTACTTAATTTTTTTAGTGCTTCATTATATGCTTTTTCCTTTTCTTTAGCTTCTAATGTTTTCTTTTCTTCTTCTGTCATTTTTGACTTTTTAAATTCGTCATATTCTGCTGTTATATCTGCAATAGCCTTATCTTTATTAGCAATTGCTTCCTTATTAGCTCTTCTTTCATTTGCAACTACAGTTGCTGGTACATACGAAGTATCAACCATTTTTTGAATAGCTTCTACTTTCGCATTATCATCTAATTCAGCATTAGATAATAGTTTAACTAATTCCTCTTTCTCCATCTTCTTTTCCTTTCTCTCCACCTACCTCATTTTTTGCCAAGTGAGTGCTTGTATTGGTGTGGTTAGTGATACCCCCACTAACTAAGGTTTCTGTTGACTTGGAATCTTTTTTCCAAAAGTCCTTGCCAAAATAATCTTTTCCTTTTTGGTAAACATCATTAGGATCTGAAAACAAGTCACAAGTTACAAATGCTACTTCTGGTGGCACTTGTGCTGACATCATATTCATTAATCCTTGTGTTTTGACCAACAAGTTGTCTGATTTATTTCTTGTAAATTTAATATCTATATCACACAATCTTAATGTTTTAATTTGCTCATCTTTGTCTTTGGTCTTGTACTTGCAAATATTTAAGATTAATTTTAAAAACTTTCTCTCTGACTTTTTAAATGAAAGTTCATCTTGCCTTGCTCTTTCATCTGCCATTGTCCAGCCTTCTCCTAAAAGTCTAGCTTGTCCTGTATCTCCTCCGCTTGCTTTGTGGTTAAGCCTTGGAATACCTACAATTGACAATAAGCTTTCATATCTATCATCCGATACTACTTTTGTTTCTGTATGTGTTAACTGATTTGTTAATAACTTTACATCTGCTGGCTTCCCTGGGTCAGATGAAGCAACTTGTATGGCTCCATTTGCAACTAATTTTTTAAATGTTGCTAAATCTATTTCTTGGTTCACAAATACTAATAAACTTTGAATAAATTGGTCTATCCCATCTAAGTCTGCAGATTTGATTTTGTTTATTGCTTCTAAGTCCGACATTACAAGTTCTATTAAGCCCAGCCTTGAATTGTTTAATGGATATTCTATAATTCTTTGCCCTTTTATTTCTAAAGGGTATGCGTTGACCATTTTTTCACTAATTGGAATGCTTTGAGGCATTATTTTGTATTCTCCATTATCCTCTTTAAATATATATTTATCTGTATCTGTATATATTGTTACTACTCTATATTTAACAACTAATGGTATTTTATCATCAGTCATTATATGGTCCACAAAATAGCTTATATACCCTGAAAATAAGGGGTCTCCTTTTATGTCATTTGAATACACTACAAATGTTCTTCTTGGGTCTGGAACTGACAATTCAAATGGTGCATCATCTTCCTCACCTCTTCTATCCGCTTCAACCCACCTGTAAGCAGTACCACAAATGTACTGCCACTCGGCAAGTTCTTTGTCTAGACTTGCTTTATCTTCACTTTCCATGAATCTGTTAAGTAAAGATATTTCTGGGTTTAATGTTTCTCCTTCTTTTTCGCCTTTTTGAACATATTTGACTGGTTCTCCATACACATAAGATTTTTTAAACTCTACTATCTCAAAAGCATGGTTTTCTAATGTAATATTGTTTATCTCTGGTCTTACTATTTTCTTTTTGTTCAGAATTGGTTGTTTTCCTTTGTAATAATTGTATAAATAATCAATTTCGCCTGCATTAATTTCATGTTCTCTTAAAACTTCTGGTAGAATTTGAGCCAATGTTTTTTCATTTATTTCTTTCTTGGTGTATGAAGATAATAGTTTTCTTCTTCCAAAGTATTGCACTGTTTTTGGTGTATTTTCTACTTCAGTACTTTCAATTGGTTCTGACATTATTTCTTTTTCAACATTTTCTACCTTTGGTTCCCTTTTCTCGCCTCCATAAACAGAATTAGGTTGTAAACGGATTGCTCTCGAAATACAACCCATTCCTAAAATGGAGATGAATTAGTTTAGATACTTAATCCCTCCATATATTAATTTATGTATCTTTATCCCACTATCAAAATAGTTCTCCTACTTTCAACCTTACTATTTATACGTATTTTGTCAAGCTTTTTCGCGTTCTTTTCGCGTTTTCCACTCCTTTTTCGTATACTTTTTACATTTCTGAACATATATTATGATATTACCATCTTTGTTCTTAACTCGAGTGACTTCTTGCATATGTTTTAAAATTATGTTGCTGTATCTAAATTCTATACATTTATACTGATACATACAATTACTACAAATATTCCTTATACCTCCTATATATCTTTCATAGTAAATATGTGTGGATTGTCTAATATAACTTCATATAATGCTATTGCCAATTGATTAACAATTCTTTCATCTTGTCTTAAATCGTGCAAATCAAGTTTTTTAAGTATTCCATGTATTAATTCATGTAAGAATGTTTGATTTTGTTGCATCTGGCTAAATTTATTAGAAATTTCGATTATTTCTTCGTCATAATCGATTTTTCCATAGCACTCACTCGGAAGTTCAATTACTTGTTGTTTTTTTATTATTTCATATTCTTTATAACCTATCTTTACTTTATTTGATTTCATATTAAATCCCTAGTAAACTCCTATTTATTGCTTTTGGTTTGTTAGGTTTCCCCCTCTCTAATATAATTTCTGTTACGAACAATGTTCCACTATCTGGAGCATCATCATTTTTATTAGGATAGTCAAAACTATACGTCGTTAAATTCTTCATAAAACGTCCATAGTCACTATTTGGTTTGTATTTTGTCTTAGGTTTGAAATACATTAATTTTCTTAAGGTTCCTTGATTATCTTTTATTCTTTTTTCTTTTTTTACTGTACTGTACTTTTCTGTTATAGTGCAATAATATATTCCTCTATCTTCTAGCATTTTATCTAATAGCACTTTTAAAGAAGTATCTGTATTGTTTTCTATTACTAGCCAAGTAATATGATGTTCTTCTATTTTCGCAACAATTTCTTCGTATAATTCGGTCATTGCTTTTTTCTTAAAGATAACATCTATCATAAAATAAATTCTTCCATCTGTTTTACATATCGGCATTGAAACATTATCTTTACCACGCCTAGTTGTATCTAATACTGCTAATGAATAATTGCTATATGCCGGTGTTCCATCTTCATTTACTGGCAAATCATCAAAATGATTTAATAAATCATCTGCAAAATCAAGTCCTTCTGCTGGTATCGGGTCTTGTTGATACACGCAAGCCCATTGAAACTCATCTGTTACATCTCTCAACTGTCTTGCTTCTTCTGTTGTCATTACGGCCTTACAAGTTGTTTCATCGTTTTCGTCTAGTAATGGTACTCTTATTACTACTGTTGTTCCATCTTTGCTTTCCCATACATATTTAAACTTATCGCTTGGAACTAGTTCTGATATTGCTTCTCTATCTTGTATAATTCTATTTAAAATATCTTCCGGAGACCACATTGTACCTGCAAATATAAACTTTGTACTATCTCCGTCACGTCTATTAATCCAGTTTCCTGTCCATTTATTATATAGCCCTTGATGTATTGTACTGTCTGTTGCCTCTTCTGTACCTTTGGTCATATCGTCAAATATCATTGCCTTGTTGGCTCTTTTACCTGTAACCTGCCCATCTCTTGATACTGCTATATGTGAGGCTGGTACCGTACTGTCTTTTAACTTCCAGTTATATACCTCTTTTGTGGCAAATGGATTATCTCCATACTGTCTATACTCTGGAAATACATCTCTGAATCGCTTGTCTGTTATAATCTCTCTTACGTTTCTACTAAATCCTGCTACTAAGTCATCTGAATAAGACATTCTTATCACGGAATAGTTTCTGCTTATTCCATATAGCCAAGCTGTCCAATATGTTAATGTAACTGATTTACCAGCACTAGGGGGGTAAGAAGCTATTATATACTTTAATTTTTCTGAAAATGTAATCTTATTTAAGTAGAACAAAAAAGGCTTTAAAATGCCTCTTCTGCCCGCTAAAACCTTCTTTGAATTATTCATCTCCATATAATCAAAAAAGTGTTCTAACGACCTTCTGCCTGCAAATGCAAGTGTTTTTTCATATAAACTATAATATTGTGATTGAAACTCTAAACTACTATTTATAATTTTATTTTCTGTTGCTGGCAATAAAAATATGATTGCATATTTACAAGCATTTAGCTCAATATTTTTTCTATCTGGACTATTAACACCACTGTCAAAATATTGCAATAGCAACTGATACAAGTTTTCACACATTGTATAATAAGAATATTCATCTATTTTTTTGTTTGATTTTAGAAGTTTTATTATTTCTTGTATGGTATTCTCATAATCTTGCCTTCTATTTCCTCCAACTTTTTTATTCCTATTTCTGTTTTTGGCAAACCTATTAAATTTACGATGCTATATTTTGGCATATCTAGAGCTATTTCTAACCTTCTTGCCATAAATGGAGATATTGTAAGTTTTCCGTTTACTATGTCTGATATGGTATGTTTTCTAACAATTTCGTTATTGTTTGTTAATCCTAATTCGTTTAGTCTGTCTACTAAGGCTTGTTGTGTCATATTCTTTTTAATTAATATTAACTCAATATATGTACCTATATGCATTATTTACCTAACTTTCTAGCTCTTTTTTCTGCTTTTCTCTTTTTATTTGCTTGTGTTTTTGCAAATTGTTCTGCATACTTCCTTTTGCGTGTTTCTCTATTTGATTTATCGTGCAATCCCATCTTAATTACCTCCACATAAAAACTTTAGTCCCTTATCAGTTTTGCATTTTATTTCACTCAATCTAGCACATTTCTTAAATAATTTTTCACTATATTTTCTATTCCATATTTTATTTTTTTGTCCCCAAAAGCCTGTGGGCTCTATTATTTCTATTCCCTTTTCTAGTTCCCATTCTTTTATTGTCTGTTTTCGTTCAAATTTTCCCATAATAGTTCCTTTCTAATAAACACTATGTAATGATATAGTTTACTGCACTTTACGCTAATAGGACTTATATGTCGACATGGTTATTTTCCTATCTATTTCCTGTTTATCTAGCCTCATAAATGTACACTCTGTTCTAGCTTCAAGAAGCAAGGTAAGTCACCATCTTACGAGCTATATCACTACATACTATTTTTTTGGCGACAGAGTGAGGTGTCGAGCCCCAAGCATTTTACTGCTCCAACTGTTTTCAAGACAGTGTTCAAAGCCGTTTGAATTACTCTGCCATTGGCGACAACCTATGGACTTGCACCATATACCATATTAGGTACGCATTTCTTAGCAGGAAAGCTCCAAACTTTCTGGATTAAGTTGTCAATTTTTACTAGGTAACTAACTACGACCACCTCAGCAGTCTTAACATACCGCACTAGTTCAGTATATCTTTAATAGCAATTACCTATAATAAGGCCTGTGGCATCGGCGAAGGGGATTTGCACCCTTTATTCCTATGAGTTTCTTCTTCCTCGTGTATACCCTACTAAAGTTTACTCCTACATTGTGCTGCTTTTACACTATCGCCAATATATGGTTAAGGACTGATATATCAATCCTCGAATTGAACAGGTAATTACCTTGTTCAATATATCTAATGGTTGCGGAGGGTGGAGTCGAACCACCTTCCCAAGCTAAGGAGACTTGTCGGATACCGTTTCCAACACCCCGCGATATACAAACATATTATTAGAGTTTCCCCTTACAGTAGTTTTATCTTCTTAATTATTCAACCACCGAGAAAGCAAGTCTGAGCATAAAGTTGCGACCTCTATACTTCTTGCCCCGTTCTAGCTCGTACGAGATTGATTTCTCGTAAATTTCACCCATCATTCAGATAATTTTATATGTATTAACCAATCTAATACCTATTGTTCTGTAAGTTGTCTCGTATTGGGCTACTTTAACCTAGTTATGTCTTATAGTTCTCTTTCAAGAACATCACGAGAAATAGCCTTGTTTAGCATTACCTACATTGCTTCATATTTGCTAGATATGAGGTATAGGCTTATTGACTACTAGCCCGTCTATTGTGGCTACGACAACTCTAGTGTTTTATTAAGCGATAAACCCTGCACATTGTCCATTGTTGAATTTTACCTCTCCTCTACATATATCTCTATACATAGAAAGCAACCTTACAAACGTATTCGTATGTCTGACTACTTATCGAACAATTCCAAGCTGTATGATATTACAGTTTAGCACTTGGGTAATAATATGTTTAATGGTACGTGCAATAGGATTTGAACCTATATCTTGCAGTTTTGGAGACTGCTGTTTTCCCAATTAAACTATGCAACGTATATACAGGAATTGCACAATACTAGAAGATTTATCTTCCAGTATTTATACAATACCAGAAACCTTTTCTACTCTTGGTAGATAGGTAATTTATTTCACAACCCTTTAACTATAAGAATAGTTAGTAGCTGTTGAAAACTAATCTAATTCAATATTTTCTATTTCTGCTCTGATTTGTAAAGATTTTAAATATTGTTCCATATTGTATTTTTGGTCTTCTAATACTTCAATTGGACAAGTTGGTGTAAATCCTAATGTTTTAGCTTCGTTTTTCACTAACATCTTACACAATTTCTCGTATCTTATTTTTGTTTGATAATATTCTGCTTGAAACCTTTTCTTATAATCAGAATTATTCATTAAATTAATAGTATCATTTAATTCCATCTTTTTTGGCAATTTTATAACCAATTCTTCTGGTGTACATTTTATTTCTGCTCTATTATACATAGTTAATTTCCCTCCATTCTTATACATTTATTTTCAAATTTTTTATATGCGTCAAAATACAATTCTTTTTTATCTCCATTGTATGTTAGTTCATAATACATACCATCGAATAGAGTTGTACTTAATAATGCTTTATGGTTTTGTAATGTTTTACAATACCAAACATCAAATACTCCAAACTCTGGAATATTATCACTCTTGTCTAAATGTTCAAGTGCATATTGTTTTACTATTTCTTTACACTTCTCAATAAATTCTTTGCTTCCCATATTACTGAACCTCCCTTGTTATTCCTTTTATTGCCCAAAATTGAGCTTCTTCTAATTTTGTTAGTACAAGTGATGTTTCTCTACTTGGTTTGCAATTATGGTCTATCACATCATATATATTAGAAAATGAACTTCTAATTAGGTCTATTCTATCTTGCTGTTCTTTACTTACTTCTATAAATTTTGCTCTATCATTCATTGTTTTTACCTTCAAATATACTACTTAATACATTTACCACTATTGCTGTGTATAATCCGTGCCAGTATGTCCATACAAAGCCTATTTTAAATGCCCATACTATTAATTCTCCTATGCCCCAGAATACTAATCCTGACAATGCCAAACCTAATATAATGATAAGTATTGTAGACAATACTACTAATGTTCCTCCTGTTGCTGTACCAATTAAATTTCCTATTTTCTTAAAAATCCCAAACTCCTCCTTTAACTATAAAGTCTAGCCCATCTACTATACTCAAATGTCTTTGACAAGGTTCTGTTTACCCTAACGCCTCGCATAAAAATGTATGGATTCACTAAATAATTGTTTTCTTTGCCTGTTTTTACTTTTGCAAATATCTTTTTACTTACTAATTCTTCTACTGCTCTTGCAACACTTATGCCAGAAACAAAGTCGCATTTTCTTTTTATATCATCTAAAGTCAATTTAATACCATTATCAAAAGCTAAATATCCAGTATCATATCTGATATACTGCAACATTTCTAAACATACTGACATTTCTGCTGAAGATAGTTTCTCTCTTGCTAACACACTTGCTGATTTTAAAAAAAATTTTACATACATCTCCGTTTTTTGTAATTCATCGGTATTTTTCAAATAATCTATTGACTTTTTTCTTAAAATTCTATCTCCTTCATTAAGTTCTACATAGTTCCTGATAAAATCTCCCCTAACATATATCAAATTTGATATATATAACCCCATTTCATATATCATTTTTGATATATGTACTAATTCTATATCCCTTTACTCTCCCTAAGTATTGAACTCACTTTTTTAAGTTTCAGTCCTTTTATTTCTATAATTCAATTATTTAGGTATAAAAAATGGTTATCAAGCAAGCAGACTCGCCACTTACTCAATAACCTAGCTAGATTATTTACTTTAATTAGATTATATTAATTATTTGTACTATTTTCAATATTTATAGTTATATTTTCGCAAACGTTTCACTCTATTTTGCGACTTGGGAATTTTTGAAGAGGTAACTTAACCCCCTCTATGCCTCTAAAAATAGGGGTAGGGTATACAACATTGCACAAAATTAATATTTGGCGTAATGTTTTAGCGTTTACGTTATCCCTTCAAACGCTTGCAAATACTGCATTGCAACGTTTTAATTAAATATTCAACAAATTATATGCCATATTTTATCTTAAATATATACCAAATGTAAGGTAACATAACCTTACACAAAACTAATACAATATATATACTTTGTAAAATACTACAAGATCATTTTAAAATATAATAAATTGATTTTGTAATAGTATGTACGCCCTATTGTCGAATAATGTCGGAATAAAATAGTTGTAATATGTATGATTCTAATATAAAATAATGTTAATATAATATAAAGGGGTGTAATAAATGGAAGAAAACAAAGTAAAATTATACAAGAAATGGTGGTTTTTGGTTTGTATGATTGTAGTATTAATAATTGGAATAGTTTTATCAATAATACTAATAGTAAAAAATAATACTAAAAATATAGATAATATTTCATTACAAATGCAAAACATATATAAAGATAGTACCTTATATAGTTCTATAAATAATACTTTGATTTTAGAATTAAATCACTTTGACACAGAAAAAAACGCGATCGAATATCGTAACATTATTTCTTTAATTAAAAATAATCTTAATAAAGGGTTAAAAAAATATAAAAAATTAATAATACTTAGCTATATAGATAATAAAGAAAACAATCAAGGCCAATATATGTTATTAACAACCGTTTATAGTTTGCCTGATTTCATGGAAAAGGAAAGTAAAAACTATATAATTTTTGACAATTACAAAGAATTATATAATAATTATATGAATTTATATAATTATTATGGCGAAACCATGAAAGATTATACAAACTTATTTATGTCTATTGGTAGATAGTCCATGCCCCACTTATGTGGGGTTATTTTATGCATAAAATTATTAAAAAAGTTTATAATAAGTATTGACACGTATTAACGAGTGTGGTATAATATAATATATCAATGAAAAGGGGGTTATATTATGAGAGAAACTAAAAGAAATTATAAAAAAGAACAAGAACGTGAAAAAGAAATTGTAAAAAGATATATTGTAAGAGTTCCAAAGTATATGGCAAACGCACTTGATGAGAAACTAAAAAAAGAGGATAAAACATATTCAAGTATAGCACTTGAAGCAATAGAAAAATATTTAAAAAAAATATAAAAAGTTTATAATAAGTATTGACACGTATTAACGAATATGATATAATATAATCAAGTTAAGGGAAAGAACAAAAAAACTGATACAGTGTGAAAGCCTGAGAAACTACAACACTATATCAGCCCCAGAAAACCTCGAAAGGTGTTTCTATATTTATTATAAAATAGAATATAGAAAAAATCAACCCCCTTTTGAGAAAAAATAGAAAGGT